GTAACGAACTGAGCGCCCGATGAGGTTGCTAACGAAATCGAAGTAATCGCTGAGGTGCTGCGCGAAAGTCCGACCGTCGCTAGGACATAATTATTAGCATCGTTGCCGCGGATGAGGCAGGTTTTATATGTTGAGGCGTTCGAGTAATTTTGAATTTGAACTATAGCCGTCATAAATGTATTAGATGCAGCGTTAGCGCCTGCCATACCCTCAAAATCTATATTAGGTGCACTGCTACGGGAGGCCGATGTAGCGGTAGATCCATTGCCAAGCAAGCGAGTGCGAGAGTAATCGTTAGATGTGTTTCCGTTGTAAGTCATAAGATAAGTATCGCTAACCGCGCCAGTTGCAGATCGACCATTACAGATCAAAACTAGATCAGTGTATGCTCCTGAGATGGTGCTGAAAGTGACTGAGGTTTGATTACTAACGAGCGCGCGCGCTTCGATCTTCTCATAAGTTGAAGTAGGCATCGTTACCCCTTAATTCCATAGAGAGCGAAAGATGAGTATTGATTGAAGTCTGTCGCAGGGCTAGACGGTGTGAAATCAATTCTATTGATTGCGGAAGTGCTTTGCCATGATCCGCTGAATAAACCTAGACGCCCACCGATTCCGCCTACAGTACCGTTCACATCTACTCCGCTGAGTATTCGTGCCGTCTTATATTTACTCGTATCGGCATAGTCCAATAGATCAATGATTGTTGCTCCATAGGCTGTGCCTGTATTTGTGCCAGATGTACCATTACCGACTCGGATAGAGCCTGCGCTGGCGTTGCCCGATGCGCTAACGCTGCCGCCGTCGCCCCATAGACCATGATGGCTGTAGTTAGATCCTGAGTCAGAATTCAATTTCATGTCAAATTCAGAGATTCCATAAGTCGATCGAGACTCTCTAACCAATGCTCGGATCTGTAAATGTTTATAGGTACTAGGGATCGAAGTGAATGAGATTGTAGATTGTCCACCCGATCCGACTGTTACGGTCTGAATCGACTCATAGGAGCTAGGAGTAATTGTTACTCCTGCATCCAATAGCCCTACGATTGAGTTGAGCATTACCCAATGGCTCCAACGATGTACCAAGTATCGGTGCCAGTCTTAATGCAAGCTGCGCTTTTATATTGTGCAAGGGTAGGAGCCGCCGCTACTGCGCCAGCTGAAAGGATTGTGGTCGTGCCAGAGGTCACAGCTGAGATCGTGCAGACTCCTGCGCCGATGTTTAGGACTGTGAGGACTGTACCAATAGGGAATGCAACCGAGGCATTTGTAGGAATTTTATAGGCAATCGCTGTTGCCTTATTCATGAGCTCGATGACTTGATAAGCGTCGGCAATTACAGCCGTGTAGTCGTTAGTCTGGGCTGCGCCTACTGTGAAGGCTACTAGGCCGTTATAGTCTGCGGCTGTAAAAATGTCGCCTGTTGATGCTGGAAAGCCTTCTGCCATGATTTATCTCCTAGTAACCCATAATGGATTGTCCGATTATACCGTACGTTGAACTCCCAACAATTAGGCCTTCCACAATCGGCTCAAGTGTCGTGATTGTGCATTTCATGCTGTTAGGGGTAATGTCCCACGCCAAGCCCTGAGCCTGTAAAGTCTTTACAATAAAACTACCGTCTGGCTGTTGGTTAGTAATCTCTAGATTCTGGAAGTAGTCCAGGCCGATCATAGTATCCGTAGGGACATTAGGATCTAATAAATCGACAGTCATAGCGTCAATTCTAATAGTGGTTTCTTGACGGGTTGCCCGATAGATGTCGGCTATATCCTGAACCTGCGCGTCGGTCTGCGCTATAAGATTCTCGACGTTCATGCCGTGAGGAAAATACTTAGCGATGGAGTCGGCATTCTGTGAAGTCATAACCGCTCCACCGACTCGCTTAGCTGTGACGCTATTTATAATTAACTTATCGTCGAATGCGAATTGAAGATTAGCGTAGGGAATTCCCGTAGTCTGATTAAACTGAATAGGCGTAGCGGCTAGAGAGCCGACTACATCTGCTCGATCTTTAAATTCGAAAGTGCCGTCCGTTCGAACGAATGCCGCTCCCTGCTCTGTAAATTCTGCCACCTGTAAGGCTTGCAAAGCTGAGCGAGTAGTACCTGGATCCGCCTGACATGTAGTCGATCCTGTGTCTACGATTCTCATATTTGAGGGGAACGCTACCTGGTCTAAAATCTTATTTATACGCGTGCCGGTAGTCTGACCAGCCGTAGCATCTGCCACGGTAGCGACGTTAGCCATAGATAATAGACGGAATGCATCGGAACAGACGATATCGACATAACCGATCTCCTGCCCTACTGGATAGGTATAGCGATAATCCTGGACATAACCTGAAAATAGAAAGTGCTGAGTGGTAGCCGTAGTGGCAGCTACGCGGATCTTACGGAGAGGAGTGAGATAGCCATAATAAGGGCTCGAGACATTTTGCGGATTGAAGTTAGAATCTGGATCTAGCACTCTCACGGTGCAAGTGCCAGCCTCATAAGTGTCACGCATGATATTACGGCCTCGGCGAATAGTAATCTGACGAGTGACATCGCTTAGGTCTATTACTGGCTCTGGTACTTCCGAGCCTGCAAAGGTACTAACGCCTATAACGCCATAGCGCTCATCGCCTACCGTGAAGGGATAACCGAAGGTCGCGCCCTGAGAGAAGTCGAAGGAGACCGAGATAGTAGCTGGAAGACTCATTCTGCGACTGCGACGTTTCCGAATCTACCTAAACGATTAACGCCCACGAAAGATCCCGATAGAGACTGATTGGTCTGGACATCTGTAATAACGTCGGCTAGCTCTTTATCTCCTACATATACTTTGACATTAAAGCTAGGATCCTGCGGCTTCATAGAGTAATCGTGAGGTTTAAAGTTAGGTACGACTACTCGAGGAGATACTCCAGCGCCGCCTCCAGCGCCTCCGCCAGCGCCTCCGCCTGTTCCCGATCCTGCGCCTCCGCCGTTAGTAAAGCTTAGAAGAGCTATACGCTTAGCTTCTGCCTCGATAGCCTTTAGGTAATCGCCCCACGAGGCGAATGGATTCTTAGCATCTGGAAGAGTCTGTAAGAATAAAGACAGCATCGAAGTTTGACCTTGAGATTCTGCAAGTTTCTTAGAAAGGTATTCGGCGGCTTTGATGTTCTCATCTAGAAGGGCTAACTGTAATCCGAGTCTAGTGCGCTCCTCTTCTGTTAGTTTACCCTGGAGCGCCGCGTAGATCTGGATATAATCCATGTCAAAAATCTTAGAAAGTTTCTTCTGTTTTAGAGCCTCTTTAGCCGCCTTTTCCTGTGCCTTTGCAGCCTTGATCTTAAGATCTTCTAAGCGCTTAGCGTCGCCGTAATTCTCTCCAGTGAGTCCGCTAAAGTCTGGCATCTTGAAAGGTTTAGCGGCTTCTTCTTTACTGTCGTTGAATTTATCGAGCGCTATATTTCCCGCTGTAATGGCCGCGACTAGAGCGACGGCTGAGGCGATACCAGCTATAGGGTTAATAGCGGCGGCTGTCGCTACGGCCGCTGCAAAGCCTACGGCTCTTAGGGCTACGAAGGCTGCCTTGAGTTTATTTATAATGGCAATTAAAGCGACTACGCCTGCATAAACTTTAGCCGCCGTGAAGACTGCCACTAGGGCTATGCCTAGCTGTTTAATTAAATTCCAGTTTTCATAAATAATGTTTCCAGTAGCTACGAAGATAGCGGCGAGAGTGTTACCTAGATTGACGATCTTTACTTGAAGATCATCGACCGAGACTGATCCGCTAGCAATCATTAAGCCATCTATAAGACCTTTACCTATTGCCTCTTTAGCTGTGTCGATAGCGACGCTGAGTTTTGCCATCTTGCCGGAAAAGGTGTCGGCCGCCTTTGAGGCTGAGTTTCTATAGGTATCCGCGAGCTTTAGCATGATGTCATTTAAGTCCATCGTCTTTAGCTCGTCTTTAGTAAGACCTACGCCTAACTTACCTAGAGCGGTAGTGTTTCCCGTTACTGCACGCGATAGGGCTATAGAAACGCTATTTAAATCTTTACCTGATCCCGCGCTGACATCTAGAGCAAGTGCTAACATGGCTTGAGCGTCGGCAGCATTTAATCCAGCGGTCGCTAACTTCTGGAATGCTGGCCGTAGATCATCGTCGGAGACTCCCGTGGCCATCTGTAGCGCATCTATGTAGGCGTAAATCTCTTCGGTCTGCCGTGCCATCCCTAAATTTTGTAGGGCATTAGTTAGCATTGCTACGGACTTCTCTTCGTCCGCGAAAGCCTTTATAGAATCTTTAGCGAACTTGCCAATAGCTGCGCCGCCAAGTGCTAGCCCTAGATTACGGGCTAAAGTCTTTACGCTTTTGTTAAGTTTATCGGTAGCCGTCTCAGCTTGATTGAATGCCTTCTGGCCTTTGAATTCCGCTATGAGGGATACTAATAGATTAGCCATTATTTCATCCTCGCAAACTTGATAGCGGCCTGCTCTAAGGCCTTTAGTATGCCTGCTCTGGCTTTACCTTGATCCTCATCGTAAGCTCTAAGTAAAGCTCGACCCGACATTCTGCCGCGGCCTACCATTTGACCAGGTAAACGAGGCACGAAGTTACCAGTGTTGCCGATATTGCGGCCAGCCCAGTCATAAATAACAGCGGCTGCATTCTTGCTATGAATCGAGACGCTAGAAGACCAGCCCTGCCGATTAGGCTTAGTAGGTGTTAGTTTATAGCCAATACCTCGGCGGGCTTGCCCTGCATCGTACATAGGGAATTTTGCCGTCTTTACTTCGTGTTTAACGAACCCGGAAGGCATGTCCTCATTTGAAGGCAAGTAACCTCGAGTCTTTGTTACTACAGGCTTTAAGAATCCTACTAACTCGTCTCTAGTTTCTTTCGCTAGATCTGGTGCGAATTTCTTTAAAGCTTTACGAAGGGAGTTAGCGCCTTTTAGCTCTGTTGGCATCTCGCTGCTCCCTCGCTCTATCTTCTAAGGCCTGTAATAGCATGTGCAGCATTGACGTATCAAGCTGTATTAAATCCTGTGGAGAGATAGCCGTCTCGACGCTCAAGCGAGCGATCAAGTAATGGAGGCTATCTTTCCCTAACCGACCAAAGGGTCTGAATCACCAATATCCACGCTCTTAAGCGTGTCCATGAAATCCGTACCGAATGGCTTAACTGTCACCCCACTAAGGCGCAGCCCCTCCCAGGCAAGCCAATAGACCATAGACTGCATAGCGTCCTCGCTAAAGGCGCGATGAAATCCTTTTTTATGATGAAGTTCAAACGCGTACTCGAGTCGAGGAGTGATTTCGATCTCGTGTACTGCGCCATCCGTCATATTTACTATTAGCTTTGCCATTTTTTGCCCCTTTGTTTAGTTAGATTATGCGGTAGTAATTACGATTGTACCTGATACATTCCAGGTTACAGACTGAGTCGATAGGTCACCGACTGCGCCGTTTACAGGTGTCGTATTGTTTACGAGACATGTCATAGTATAGAGCGGGTTAGTAGGAGACGCCACGCCTGAGAATTGCTTATAGGTTACTGTGGTGTTAGTTCCCCATGTTGAGTTCAAAGTTTGTAGAGTCTTAGATGTAGCCTCATCATTGAAAAAGTCGATAGTAATACTTGAGGCTTCTAGGCCTTTTACCATCCGGTGACCTGAGTCCCCGAGTGCGGTTACTTCGAGTTCATCGAATGATCGGTTAATAGTTACGCTACTTACTAGTGTTGAGAGATCCACCGCGTTTACAGTTAGAACTCCGGTATTAGCTAGATATACTGCCACGGTTTATTCCTCTTCTTTCTTAGTAATTGGCCTTACAGCCGCTGGCTTTACCTGACCGATTTTGATCAGGAATGCGTCGTTATCTTTTTCCCATTGTGCTAGGTCGGTCATGGTTACGCCCATTCTGTTAAAATAGATATGTTTATGTTGCATGTCAATAAGTCACCTGTCGCAGCGTTTAGCACGGCTGGCGCCGATACTTCGGTCACGTTATAGGTGTATGAAGAGGCAGCCAGAAGGTTAAAGACCCTTACGACGTTATCTTCAA